TTGAGTGCTGAATATGAAAGTAATGGTGATCCAGCGTGTGTATCTAGTGGCATCAATGATGCTGGCGGTATATCTTATGGCACATATCAACTAGCAAGTAATTGTGGTAGTGTTGATGCATTTCTTGGTTGGGGGTTAAAACAAGGTGGCTTTTACACCGACTACGCAAGAGCCTTGATAGATAGTGGTGAAATAAATTCTGATGGGTTTATTGCTAAGTGGCAAGAACTAGGCACAGTTGATGCGGTAGGCTTTGAGAAAATGCAACATGACTACATCAAGTCCGCATACTACGATGTAGCTTGTGAGTACCTAAGACAGAATATGTTTAACGTAGAGAAACATTCTAATGCATTAAAAGATGTAGTGTGGAGCCGAGCGGTACAGTATGGTACTGGTGAAATCGTCAATATGTTCAATGATGCATTAAAACTAATGGAGAAAGCGTTAAACATTGAATTGCCTAACTTATCATATATCGATGATAAGCGTTTTGATTATGACCTTATCGCTGGCATCTATGATACGTGCATGAGCCTTGAATGGAATAGTAGCGCATTAATGGATAGCCTAAATAATCGATTTGCCGATGAGAAATTCAAAGCGTTAAAAATGCTAATGGAAGAGGTAGAGGGGGCATAGGTGAATGTTTTATCTACATAAGGTACTAACTTATATCAAAACACATAAACGCACCATACAGGTCATAATTCCGATGTTAGCGTTCCTACTCATTTGTATGGGATGCTATCATCTGTATAAACAGAAACAGATTGAAAAGCCTGTTGTAATCACGCAACAACAAGCTAAATCACCTACAGAATTGTCAAAAGCAATTCATGTAACAGAAAAACAAGCACAAGAAGTTATTTCCATAAAGGAAAGAACTCAACCAGTAGCGACATACTACACGCAAGCACCTACAGTTGAAGTTGCTGCAGAAAAGGTGAAACAGGATATTGCACATAGCAACCCTAACTTACCTAAAGTGGCCACAGAAAAATCTGATAGAACCGCAGTAGTGGCCAACACAGACGAGCAAAAAGTCGATGTGTATAAGATTAACCTAAACAAAGAACATAAAATAAAAGCTGGTGTTACTGTGATTGATAAGAAAATGTATGAAACTATCGGTTATCAAGCTGGTAGAGTTGAGATGCTAGGGCATTTTGAGGGAACACAATTCAAAGGTGGTAGTGTACTTTATACAGTAAAGGCATGGTGATCTAATCTATCTCCGAGTTGCACGGCTTGCAACAATCAACTGTTAGTTGACAGTTAGGATATATTGATTAAAAGGAAAACATTATGGCACAAGTATTTACATTTGAGGGAAAAACACATCAATTCGCAGAAGATATTCAACCAAATCAAGATGGTTTATACATGGCAACCTTGGTAGACCAAGACAACGTGCGTTGTGAAATGTGGTTTGTTAATGGTGAATTGCACCGCTTAGTAGAACTAGATAAATAAACAAATTGAGGGTAGCGTAATTGCTACCCTCTTTTTTTATTGCCGTCAAAAATTCGTCAAAAAATGATTTTTAAATATTATGTTTTGTGTAGGTGGTTTTTATAAACCATGACATAAAACTTTGATTATTACAACGTATTTTGAAATTTGAAATAAATCAAAGCAATATACCCTTTTATGATCGTTAAGATTGTAAGTTTAAAGAAGTGCTTGTTTACTGTATCTTTTTAAATTTAAAATAGCAATTCGTCAAAAATCGTCAAAAATTTTATTTAAAAATATTAGCAACTGCATTTGATGCTGCTGCTTTCATTTCGTCATTATAGTGTACGTATGTTTTCATAACCATTGCTGGTGTATCACCGAGTAATGATGATACAGTTTTCACATCTAACCCATTAGCTAATAGCTTTGTAGCATAAGTATGTCTAAGGTTATGTGCTGATAGGTTATCTCCAAAGCGTTTTAAGTATGTGTTTATTTGCCATTTAACACCATTTTTCTTGTATGGGTTTAATACAAGGTCATGTTCAAACTCTAACTCATGTGATTTATACTCTATAAGTATATTCTCCAATATAGGCGGAATTGGCAAAATTCGCACCGAATTGGCGGTTTTGGTTTTCTCAAAGGTAATAACACCTTTACGGAAAGAAAGTTGCTTGTTGATATGAATTTGGCGATTTTCTAGGGATATATCATTCCAAGTTAAACCATATACCTCACTAAACCTCATGCCAGTATATCGTGCTATTTGTAAGAAATAATATGCTTGTGGATATTTCTCACGCATGAACTTTGCGAATTGGTTTAATTCCTCATCGGAAATCGTGTGGATCATACTTTTTCGCTCAATGCGTGGCAACCTAACACCAGTACATGGGTTATCTGAAATTATCTTGTATGGGTTTATCGCTATATAGAATATCCTTTCTACTACCTTATAATACGAATTAATGGTAGTAGGTGATGTAGCCATTTTGTTTATTACATTTTGGATATGTAGTGGCTTAACATCTGACAATTTCATATTGTGAATAGAATTGAAAGCACACACCGCATGACGATACATAACTAATGTATTATGCGTAACGTGTGCCTTTTTTATTTCAAGGAACATATTCGCAAATTCCTTGAAAGTTAATTCTTTTAATTCTGTATCTTTTGTGAGTAGTGCGGTTTTGTCTAACTCTTTAACTATAACGTGTCCGAATTCTTTAGCCTCACGTTTTGTTTTGAACCCTTGTTTAGATTTCTGTTTCCACTTATAGCCGTCTTTGTATGCGACTATGATTTGAAACCCTTTATCTTTTTTTCTGATAGTGAAATTGTATTGCATAATTCACCTCATAATATATGTGTGTAGAAGTTGATGCCCTCAAACTCTATTTCCCTTGCGTGTGCCATGCGTTCTATTAAATCAATATGAGCATGACTATACATATCATCATTTAATATATGACCTATCTCATGTAGTATACCCTTGCGTTGTACATCAATAGGTTTATCGCTATTAACGAGAATGGTGTAAGTGCCATCATCGTTTAGTTTTAATACCGCAGTTTGTGTAGGTCTTAACTTAGTGTAAATCAAAACTATATTCATAATACTTAACCCCCTTATGGGGATATTGTACATAAAAGAATGTGTATAAAATTCCGCATCACTTACTTGTTATTAAACTGAACAACCAAACTAAAACAGAAGTAAGCCATATAGACATTGAGGAAACAATACCTATGCTTAATATAAGGTTAGGTTTGTAATTTATAAATAATACATTTAGTAGAATTGAAATGATTAACCATGGAACAAAAACTGCATAAGGTTTGTTTTGTTTTGAATATAATAATACAAATAATATAGTGGCTATGATACCTACAATTCCAGCAATAGTAGGATAGCCAAAGAAATAAGCCACTATAGATATAACAGATAATAGCAATTCCATATTATTTACCCTCACGTTTCTTTAACATTTCAATAGTGTTTATTACAAATTCAATATCATCCTTTGACATATCCTTACTTGCATCAAAGAGTAATTTAAGATTTGGGTTATCTTTTACGGCTTGTGCGTATTCTGTAACAGATGGATCATTATAATATGGTTCTTTGTCAGAGTATTTGTTTTCGATTAAATCAGCTTTATTCACTCTAAAGTAATTAGCCAATCTTTCAATCTTATCAATGCGTGGATAGTTATCACCATTTAACCAACTAGCAAGAGTTGTATATGATACGTTGTTATCATTGGCTACTTCATTTCTAGTCTTATTATATAAATTCATATAATATCTTAGGTTTTTAGCGAATATTTCTTTATTTCCTAAATCACTCATTGCTTTCACCTCTCTGTGATTTTTAAAATTTTTATTTACTATCTATATCATATATTTAAACTGTAAAAAAATCAATTATTTTTTTTAGATTTTACAGAAAAACTGTTGACATTACAGTTTAACTGTAATACAATACAATCAACAAATAGATAAAGCGAGGTGATAAATTGACACAAGAAACATTTGTTCAAGATGGAATGACCTTAAAAGCAGCTAGAGTAAATGCTGGACTAACTCAGAAGAAAGCAGCAGAAATGCTAGGTATTAGCGAATACACGCTAATCAATTATGAGAAAGGAAAATCTTCCCCTGATGTTCATGTATTGAAAAAGATTGAAAATTTATATGGTGTTCCGTACCACAGAATTATTTTTCTGTAATATTTTTTTACACTAAAATTACAGTTTAACTGTAATTCCTATAGGAGAGTGATATATGAGTGAGGTTGAAAGTTTAGTTTATACAGTATCAGATGTAGCAAAACTTTTTAAATGCACAGAAACAAGTGTATATAACATGAGAAACCAAGGCATACTTCATCAAATAAAAGGACTAACTGGAGTTAGGTTCAGTAAACAGGAAGTTGAACGCCTTATAGGGCTAGATGATGAATATACACCAATGACATATAGAAAGTTGAAAGCAGAGGTTGATAGCTTACGAGAAGAAAACAAATACCTAAAAAATGAAATAAAAAAAATCACTAGCCAAATGCTAGTGATCGTAAGAGAGGAGTTATAGATATGTTTATTAACAATCGATTTAATGAAGCCATCGCCTGTGCTGGTATGAAAATTAGAGAAGAACACTATGACTACATCGAAACAATATTTGATGAAATCACACCTTATGGTTGGGAATGTCATTGTGAAGATGCTAGAAAACTTGAAGATGAAAATACATCTGATGTTCTACGCAGACATTACGGAAAAGTTGGTACTCACGATAGAGTATATGGTTTTTGTTATAACCCAATTCAATAAGGAGAATTAAATGATTAAGTTATGTTATTGGCTTAGAGCGCTTGCAGCGTTAATAGCCGTTGGTGCTATGGGAAGTTTACAACTAGATACCATCGATTGGTGGACATGGTTTTGTCAAACAATGCTTGGAGTTGTTACATGGATATTAGTAGGTTATTGGATAGATGATATTAAATACTATTCAAATAAAAAAGTCCGCTAGTGAAAAGTGTAGAAGAAGTTTAGCGGACTTTGTGTAGAGATATTGGAAAATACTCTACTTGTATTTTAACACAAGGAGATTTTGAATGCCAAGTTTATATGAACTAAATAAAGACTACAAAGAATTGCAGGCTATGTTAGAGGTAGCTGAAACCGAAGAGGATATGCAAGCCATCCAAGATACATTGGATATGCTTGATTGCAGTATTGATGAAAAAATCGAAAATACTGCAATGTTTATCCGTAACATCAAAGGCGATATTCAAGCGTTTAAGGATGAGTCAAAACGTCTAAGTGCTAAAGCTAAGACTTTAGAAAACATGACAGAACGATTGAAAAATAACATTGATCATGTCATGAAAGAAAACCAACTAACAGAAAAGAAAGTTGGACAATTCAAATGCTACTACAAAGAAAGCGAAACAGTAGAGATTGATAACTTGGATGCACTACCTGATGAGTTTAGAAAAGTAACAATCGCAGCTGATAAGGTGGCAATCAAAAAAGCTATCAAGAACGAACAAGAAGTAGCTGGTGCAAGAATTGAAAAACACATGAACTTACAGATTGGATAGGCGCGAATAATGAAAAGATACGAGAGATTAATAAGCATTAGAAAAGTATATGGCATAAATCAAGATGTGATGGCTGACATTATAAAAAAGAGTAGGGTTTCATACTGCCACAAAGAAATAGGTAAAAAGCCGTTTACTATAGATGAATGCTTTTTGATAACTGATGCGTTATCAAATTATGCAAAAAAACCTTTGACAGTTGATGAAATCTTTAAACGATATTGAGTAGGTGAAACATGGAGAACATAAAAAAAATAACTGATAGCCAAGTAGTTTTAAATCAAAGGGTTGGCGATATTCAACATAAGTTGAAAGCACCTAAAGGGCAATATAACTCATTTGGTAAATACAACTACCGCAGTTGTGAGGATATTTTAGAAGGTGTTAAACCATTGTTGAAAGAACATAACTTAGCACTTCTCATTGATGATGAAATTGTACAAATTGGTGAGCGATACTATGTAAAAGCTACCGCAAAAATTACTGATGGCAGAGAGTGTGTAAGTGCGACTGCATACGCAAGAGAGCCTGATACAAAAAAAGGTATGGATGAAAGCCAAATTACAGGTGCTACATCATCTTATGCTAGAAAGTACGCACTCAATGCGTTGTTATGCATCGATGATACTAAAGATGCTGACACAATGGACAATAGCAAAAAGCCAGTACAACAAACACAAGAAACTGTGTATAACTGGCAAACTCTAAAAGCTAGAGCCACACAAGGTGGTATTAGCGAAGAAGATTTAGTCCATTATGTAACGGAAACATTAAAGGTTAAGAAACCATCTGAACTAACACAAGAACACTACCAACAAGCGTTTAATTGGGTGAATGCTCAAAGGTATGCTAAGCGATGAAATGGACAACAACTAACGTAGGACTGTTAAGAGGCCCACTAGGTGTAATGGTAGTAATACCAGCACCACACGATAATGATCTATCAAAGATTACTACTGATAAAGAATACACAGTAGAAATTAAACGTAAAACTAAATCAAGAAGTCTAAATGCTAATTCTTATTGTTGGGTGTTATGTCAAAACATAGCACTTGAACTAAGCAAAAATAGCTACACAACAAAAGAGGATGTGTACAAAAAGGCTATCAAGGACTGTGGACATTTCACATATGTTCCAGTCCGTGAGGATGCAGTTGAACGCTACATAACGATATGGCAATCACACGGCATCGGATGGTTAGCCGAAGATGCTGGTGAATGTAAAAGCATCAAAGGTTATCACAATATTATGTGCTACCACGGCAGCAGCGTTTACACAACAAAAGAGATGGCAAGACTAATTGATTGTCTAACAGATGAATGTGCGCAACTAGGTATCAAGTTAGAACCTAGTGAGTACATCCAATCTCTTATAGAGGGGTGGGAGAGTGAACAATCGAAAGAAAAGGGATAACAAATTATATTCAGTAACACGCAAACAAGCCTATGAACGTGATAACGGACAATGCGTTATATGTGGCTACAGGGCTGAACAATGCCACCACATAGTGTTCCGTTCACAAGGTGGTTTAAGTGATTTGAGAAATCTAGCTTGCTTGTGTATGCAATGCCACAATCAAGCACATGGAGTGTTCGCTAAAGAGATACGCAAACACTTATTAGAAGAGGTAGGAAAGAGGACAGATGATTATGAACGAATTAGTAATGATTAGTGCATATGTTGAAAATCGCATTAAGTTTTACAAAGCAGACCAAGGCGAACAAACATTCAATAACAGAATAATTGAAGAACTAAGTGCAATCTCTGCAATGGCTGATAGCGTATTGATTGTAGAAAACGAGAGGGAAGAAATCGCAAAAGTGCTAACTAGAATTGCTATGCTAGGTAAACCTTTAACAGAAGAAGAGTTTATCGAAAGTCTAAATAAGGACTAGCCTATGAGCGATAACAAAAAATATTACTATCTTAGATTAAAAGATAATTTCTTTGATAGTGATGAGTTGAAGATATTGGAAAGTATGAAAGATGGGTACTTGTATAGCAATATTCTTTTAAAACTCTACCTACGAAGTCTAAAGAATGATGGAAAGTTGGTGGTTAATGATCGCATTCCTTATAACGCAGAAATGCTGGCAAGTGTAACAGGGCATCAAGTAGGTACTATCAAACAAGCATTATCTATGTTTAAAGAACTAGGACTTATAGAAATACTAGAAAATGGTGCTATCTATATGCTAGATATTCAGAACTTCATAGGCAAAGGCAGTACAGAGGCTGATAGACAAAGGCTTTATGACAGAAGAATATCAGAAGAACGTAAACAAAAGAAACTAACTCAATCAAGAAATCTTGAAGAAATCTTGGAGAAATCTACACCAGAGATAGAGATAGAGTTAGAGAAAGATATAAAGATAGAGAAAGAGATACATAGTAGTGCAAAAAGCACTACAACAAAACGCAAGCGTTTTGAAAAACCTACTCTATCTGAAATTAAAGCATACTGCATTGAAAGAAATAATAATGTAGATGCACAACATTTCTATGACTACTATGAAAGCAACGGCTGGAAAGTAGGTAAAAACTCTATGAAGAACTGGCAAGCAGCGGTTAGGACTTGGGAAAAAAACAGTTATACAAATACAACAAAACAAACAAAGAAAACAAATACAGAACAAACATTAGATGCGATTTACAAAGTTATGAATGAGAGTGAGGTGGAATATGGCGAAAGCGGATGTAATGGAAATAATTCTGTTGCTACAATCAACGATACCAAATTCTAAATTGTCAGAAGAAAACGTAAGAGCGTATGTATCGTTTTTATCAGATATAAACCCAGTTACATTAAAACAGGCGGTAGTCAATCTTGTACGTATTAATAAGATTAAATTTTATCCATCGGTAGGTGAAATATTATCCGCTTGTGAGGATATAAGTAGTTATGTAAACGCACACGAGGAACTACCAATCGCACAAGGCGAATGGGAAAAAGTAATTAAGGCAGTAGGTGCTTATGGCTTTGAACATGGTAAAGAGCATTTACAAGGTATAACCTTACAAGCTGCAAACACTATATGGTCTTCATTCAACCCTAGAATGGGGAATGAATATAACGAGGCAAGTTGTAGATCACAATTCATTAGATGCTATGAGCAATTAGC